CAGGAGCAAACCATACAAAGCAAAGATAAGTGCCTATGCCGTGTAGGCCTGAGTGTAGTATGCCACCCGGGTGACCATATGTGCCTTTGTTCTGCCATTGGTAAGGCTTTTGTAGCGGAAAGTCAATGACAAAGTGCTTAGTAAAAAGCAAGGCGATTAGGATTAGTGTTTCATTCATAGTCAGCTCCACATAAGTTTAGCAATTATAGCATGCTCTTGGTGCTTTCGCCTAATCTTTATTGTCAGACGGTTTGCCGAAACGTCATCGCCGGCCATGCCCCAATCCCAATCCCATTTTTGTCGGCCCACATTGGCTTCCATCCAGGGCCTATAGTGATCGTTTGGATCAGCTGACCGAGTGGATACCATTGATCCATCTGGGCTTTCGCGTAGGACCACCCAACCATCGGGCCACCGCACATTGATTACTACTCCGGGCATGAAACGCCACCACAGTTGGTGCAAGAGGTTAAGCCCGCATGGGAGATATTTGCCCGACGGGATCTTAAAAAGATTATTAATTTCTAACTTACTCATACGCACGATAATGCAAACATGGCCGCATCCTCATCACATTCAAATTGAATGAACTTTTCTTTAAGATATCCGGGACTATGGTAGTACGGATGCCTACAGTTTGATTTTAACCATGTGTCCACCAAGTGATCCTTATAACTGCGTTGATACTGTGCTTGTACTCCATCTACAGTTTTGGCATAGACCACTGTGTGCAATACAGGAAAGTTAATGCCAGGCCATGCTTCATTGGTTTTATAAGTTACTGCCATTAGCTACCCCATTGCAGTTTAAAAATAAAATAATCTTCACTATCTTGAAATGCAAAGAACCAGTAGTCGCCACCACCCAGTTCATTTATTGACCATTGGTTGCCGGTGCTGGGTGCCCGCATTACACGAAGCATATCATATCGCCATTTACCTTGTAAGTGTTCTTCGCACCACTCATAAATTTCATCAAACCCATCTCTGTATCCACCAGGTCCGTAATCGTAGATTGTTTTGTAAACAAAGTTTTCACGGTTTTCAAAACAATGTACATGCTGGTAGCCGTGATAGTAGTTGGTAATCTGCGATGCCCGTGGACTATAATCTGGATCGTATCTGCGATTGTATTCTGCACGATCGCGGCAGTGGTGCCTAGCCAAGAAACGATTTTCCTGCCAAGTGCGGTACTTAGTTTTGATAATACTTGTTAGGGTCATATGTGATCAAATCAAATGCAGTTGCGTATTGTACATGTGGTTCCATATGAAAGCCTGTGCCCCACACTACCCAAACTTTTCGTTTAAAAACTTTCTCGCCCCAGACTCGTTCACCTGACACTGTTTTAACTGGCCGCCAAGCATAAACTTCTCGCCAGGGATAACAGTCAGCGCCGTCGGCTATAATTGAGTATTCCATGGGACTCCAGTTGTCAGGTAAAAACTTTTCTGCGCCGCGGTAGCTCATGAGCAGGATAGTTTGAACAGCATGGCATCGTCTTTGTTGGCAAAGCAAAAGGTGCTGTCGTTTTCATTAAAACGCCATGTGTCAGCAGGCAAGTTATCCCGCAACCAAAAGATACGATCATCGGTAGAGTTCATATCTTTAACGGGCAACTTAAATTGATGCGGCCAAAGCCGTTTGTTTAGTACTCTCATGTGCCCCACCGTAGTTTAGTCATGGCCAACATTTCTTGCGACATGTCAAATATGTTGTGATGAATCATCCATTTTTCATTGATGTGATTGAACCAATCTCGGTCTTCTTCGCCGTTTTCTCGAATCCAAATAGAAACTTCTTTGCGGCACGAAACAGTGTACCAAGGCGCACCATCAACATCAGCAGTGGACAAAACTTCAAAGGGTGGCATGACAATTTCTTTACAAAGGTTATTAAGCATGACAGCAGTGAGCATGGACTTGCCGGTGTTACGGCCCGAAGCAAATGTCATCATTTGCCCACGTTTGAACCCACCATATACAGTGTCAAATGTTTGCTTTTGCCAAGGAAGCAAGGCACCACCTGCCATTGTTTCAATGTCAATGTTTAGATATTCTGGATCATTCATGCTCAGTTCCATGTTAGCTTAAACAACATTATAAACTCATCTGCTTCACTTCGCGACCTAAATTTCCAAGTATCGTAGCTGATCCTGATTCCCCCGGAGTTTTCTGTGGACCAATCTAATATGGCATTGACTGAATCCAAATCAATTACAGCCGCAAATTCATGGTGAGCCTGTAGCGGATCACTTAGGGTCACAACATGCCCCCAACCTTTTCTTAATTCGTATGTGGGCTCAAGCCAGCTCATAATATAGAGCCGCCAAAGCGTAAGCAGGCCAGTACAGCATCTTCTTTGTGCTTGAAGCTGAGTACAGTGATAATGTCATACTGTCCAGATGTGTCTGATACATCAGCAGAGTGCATGATCCACAAGTCATTGTCACCGTGGTACATGGTAAAGTAATCCCATTCGGCTTTGGTGGTCATTAACACAGGCGCAATGTTTTCACATAGCCATTCATACAGCTCTGTTTCATCCCTGTCACCTAAGTATAAGTTATAGTCAAGCATTAGACGTCAAAGTTCAGCATAAAGTATGCCGCTTCGTCCTTGTTAGTAATGTGTACCGTGACCATTGGATCACCTGAGTTGAATCGTGGTGTACAATCTGCTCCGGGGCAGTGTTCCGCCATCCACTCAGCAAACTCGTGATGATTGAAGCAATACACCCAGCAGTGCCAACCTACTATTTCCTCACGGAATTCACGCCTGGGTGCATTTATATCTTTGAGCAAGATTGATGGAATATCGTGCCATCCATCGTCGTAGCGCCAATGGTTTACTACAACTTTCTGATCCATTTCATTGCATCCACATCTTTACTAGTGCAACGGTATCAATAGTGACCAACAGCAAATAGTTGGCCAGCATACCAACACTGCCACGAGTACGTGCCGCCCAAGCAAATATACCACACTGTAAAATAAACAATGGGTATAGAATTAGAAACGGAGGGGTTGGAACTGTAAGCATCATTGTAAAGCTACAGCCAATGCTTAGGAACCAAGCAAGAATTTCTAGCACACAGCGCACTGGATTTTCTTGCCAATCCTCTCGTATATAATTGCCTACGCTGGCAAACAGTTTGATCATTAGATCTTGTTGCCAGTTACTTCTAGGATTTCTTCCATTGCTTCAAAGTCCGATTGATCTTTATCAAAGTCGCCTTTGAATGCTTTGGTAATGGCTTTGTTTAGAACTGCTGGCTTGATTTCCATTTCTTCTGCAATGGCAGCAACAGTTTCCTTGAGGCCCACGCTAAGGTCGTCAATTTCACGTTTGACTTGGATACCTTCTTGGATCACTCGTTTAAGTTTTGCGATTTGTTCTGGTGAAAAGCTCATGTATATCTCCGGTTAGTTAAATGCTTACCTAACAAGTATACACGAACACTACAGCAAGGTCAAGAGCTTTTGCGTTCAATATCTTCTTCTACGCACATTGATCCATACTGGATCTCAATGATCCTAACTGGCTCACAGTGTGGGTTGGTAAGCTGGTGCCATTCACCAACAGGCACTTTATGTTCTTCGTGCCGCGCTAATTCACTACTATTATCAATACTATTAACATTGGCTCTACCTTCGCTCACAATCCAATATTCTGCACGTTGATGATGACGTTGCATACTCAAACTTTTACCAGGATTGATTGTTAGCTCTTTGACTTTCATGCCTGGCACATCATGCAACACACGATAGTAGCCCCAGACACGTTCAGTTTTGGGTGCTTTCCATTCTTCCAAGATCCACGAGCTAGAGTTGGCTTTGTTATCCCCGCCTACTCCAAATTTAAACAGCACATTCTTAACTGACATTTCGGGAATGTTTGCCGCTGTTCTATCCCCACCATTGACAAAGATGATTTCAGCGTAGGAATAACTTTGTCGCATGTTTTCTAATAGCTTGACTGCACTGCCATCTGAGTCATCAAACGCTACCACTTCATCTACACATCGCAATGCTTGTAATACAGCTTGCCGTTCAGCAAAGGGCATAAAAGGTTGCCCCTTTTTACGCTCAAGCCAAGCATCTGAGTTTAGGCCAACAACCAATTTGTCACCATAACTTCTTGCCTCTTCCAAGTACTTGATGTGTCCAGAATGCACTGGATCAAAACCCCCGGTTGCAATTACTATTTTCATTTTGATTTTTTTGGATTGCCGTAATGAATAACTTGAACTCCGTACATATCCGGTAGTGTACGCCACGGATCGACAATAATACTGCCTTCGGGAATGGCACAATAAAATGTATCTGGATGAACTTCAACTCCAGTATTCAAGTATGTTACTTTGGCATTGTGTGCCATTAAGAACACGCACGGGGTATCTGGTTGATAGAAGTCGTCTGTCAACGGATCTGCATAATGCAGTTCGATTCCGGCTGCATTGACAAAGTGGCCTACTAATTCTGAATAAGAACCAATCGTGTAAGGCACATACGGCTTGTACGCTCTACCATGAATCACAACTGGGAATTTGGTTTTACAAGCCAGCTCAATTAGTCTATTGGCCATATTTTCTGCTTGCCGGTCTCGACTGCTCATAAATGCATGAAACAAGTCGTAACCTAGATCTAGCTTTTGTGATAAGAACCGTAGTGCAATATTGTCACGTGGATGGCAAGCACCTGCATCGCCCATGCCAGCAGTCAAATAACGCGGACCAGTGATGCGTTGTGTAGCGGCTTTAAGAGCATCTGTGACCACATCCACGTTGATGTTACCATTGACTTCAGCTACGTCTTGGATCATATTAACCAATCCAATCTTGGCACTGATAAATGTGTTGTAGAAAACTTTAATAGCTTCGGCTTCGTCCCAGGTACCTACGTTGATTTGCGGACTGTTCTCCATAATAGGCTTGTAAAAGTCAATTAGTAGGCCAGCATCTCCTGTGCGGGTCCCATCTTCTGTGCCAATGATCAAACACTCTGGATTGACCATGTCCCACTTGACACTACCCATTGCAATCAAATAAGGATTGTAAATAAAACGTGCATTAGTGATCAATGGTTCTAAGTGTTCGCGAACAGTACCCGGCAATACCGTAGAGATTAACACTACCAGTTGATTTTTATTAACATGCGGATCAATTTCGCGTAATACTTGTTGAACAATGCTATAGTCAAAGTCTTTAACTGGCAAGTCGGCAATTGGAGAGCTGCCGCCATAGGCTGGATCATGCGGTGTAGGTACTGCGACAAAAATTAAATCACGACCTGCAACCGCTTCAGCTATAGAACTTTTAATTGCCACTGTCTGTGTTGGATCCACAATGCTTACATCGTAACCACAAACATCGTAATGCTCTGCCATTACTTCTGCACACGGCAAGCCTAGCTTACCTAATCCAATCATTGCTACTTTCATAAAATTTCCTAAGTTAAAGATATATTTATTAGAATGAATTCCAGATAGATTCAACAATACGATACAATTGCCGATACTCGTGTGAGGCACAGTGTTCTTGCCATTGCGTGTTAAACAATCTTTGATTGTGCTCAATTATTGGTTGCATCGCAGTACGCATGTTAATAAGCTCGCTGCGATTTAAATTGCTTAGTTTTTTAAGTTCATTGGCAATATGTCGGGCACGGCCGCCAACTGTTTTTATTATATCATAACCCTCGTCCCAAAATGATCCGTAAGTGTAATATCCCATTTCGCGAAGTTTACTCAACATACCAGGACTTGACAGCAACATAAATGGATGCCCTACTGCAATAGTTTTCCATGTTTTCTCACTGAAAAAGATTACGTTACTGTCGTACAATGTTTCTGGTACGACTGAACAAAATGTTCTGCTGTAGTGCGATTCTTCAATGTTCCATGCAGGATTATTGGTGCCTAGATCCATGTCAATTTCCATGGGAAGCATTGAGTCGAGTATTTTAGCTTCAGGTTCTAGTCCTGGACGATCGTACATCTTGACTCTCTGTACAGTGTCTTTGATATTGTCACCATAATAACTTACCAAGCCGCGATCCAATAATTTACTTCTGATTAATTCGCACAACAGCAAGGTCCTATGCGGCCTAGGGCGCCTGTTGTAGCTTAAAAATAAATCACGTTCGTCAATTGGATTAAACTGCGAAGTATGCCTGCGTAGGCTTGGAACCCAGCATAAAAAATGATTAATTGGAATAGCAGTAAAATTCATCCCATCCGACAATGCAGGGCTTTTAAGATTGCCACAAATATAATATACTTGTTCACGAGTCAGCCCGCACTCAGTACACCACTTGTTTAGATACGCAAAGTCGTCTTCGAATAATTCGGCACCACTGGTGCCTTCTAACGGAAACATCAGTACAATACGAGCACGATTGTCTTTGACATCTTCGATCACTTTGGGGTCAACATATTTAAACCCAATGTCTCTATTATCATAAAAGTAACGTGTGTCTCTTATCATAATAGGATAGATATATTTTTTACCGTCTAAGTTTGGCAAATGTGTGTAACATATACCCGGGTGAGAATATAGAAAATCATTCTTGAAAGCAGGAGCGCTCAGTGCAGCGTCACGATCGGAGTGGTAATACGAACCCAAATCAAACCACTGAGTTCCGTGCGTGAGCGGAACTTGCTTTTTACCATCGTACACAAAGTCGCCAGGAACCGTATTTGGTGCCCACCAGTTATACTCTGTATTCCAATTTTGAAAAGCAAGTTCGATCATTCTGTTACAGATACGTCTTGAACTTCAGCATCTTGCTGTTTTGATTTTTCATATTCATCTCGACAACGATTGTAAAAATTCTCATAAGTTGGAAACGTTTGTAAGAAGTTTAAATTATTACGTTGATCATGTTGACTAACAAACAAGTAAAAGTCACGTCGTGAAATAATGTTTTCTAATGTGTTTTCGTCCTCTGCCTTGACAATGTTTACCAGTCTGTTCAAGTTGTCAATTTCGTGAGGGTAGAAGCCATCATGATAATCAAACTCGTCAAACTTGGCTGCATTGTTACTGGCCCATTTGACTGTGTCTTCCAGGATGTGAATCATATTCTTATCTGCAATCAATGCACTTAGATAACGTGGATGACGCAAATATGGAAAGTCCAAATTGATACCACGAATTCCATTTGGCTTGTCAAGCACAGTAGGGGACTTTCTAATAGACAATATGTCATTTAAAAAACGTTTAAAAGTAGGAATGCTCAACAAATTAAACGTACACATGATTGTGATATCCAGAGTTGGATAACGCAAGCTCAAGTTCCACAAATTATAGTACCATTTCTGATAATCAAGTCCTGGTCGAATATATTCAGCTTGCTCTCCCCAGGTGTCGCATGAAGTGAAGATTTGCAATCGCTTGACCATGTTGCCGTCTTTGATTTGTTGGCACTTGGCAAAGAATTTATCAAGCAATGCTTGATCAACACCTAAATTTGTGTTGATAGCTAAATCTAATTCTGGATTGGGATTTTCAATAATCCAGTCCAATGTACGAAATGTTTCTTTGCTTAACAGTGGTTCTCCGCCTGTAATACGGAATGTGCGTAAGTTAGGATATAGTGTTGGCCACCATGCCCACCAAGCATCAATGTAAGGATTCGTTTCTCGATTGGGAATAGGCATGCCACCAGAGCGTTCTAACCATACCAAATCGTGTGACAATCTGCCGCCATCTAATACCAATGGACCATGTGTTTTAGCAGTTTGCATCAGTGTACTGCTGATTTCTGGACTGCAATACGAGCAACCAAAGTTGCAAACATTACTAAAAGAAACTTCAACATACGCAGGTTGTACATCAGCATCCCAGGGCATCTGTGCAGATGATTGCAAATATGGTTCTCCCCATACGTGATCTGCTGATTTTCTAATGCGATCACTGTGATGGTCTCCGGGCGCATCTTCTGCCCTCCAACAGTAGTCGCATTCGGAAGGACGTTCGCCTTCCAGCATTAGTTTACGCTGTTCTTTTTTAAATTGGGTATTATGCAATGCAGACGGATTCACTGCAATTTCACTAAGTGGAATCTTATGTGTTGCTGGGTGATGGCACGAGTGTGTTTGTCCCGTTGCCAAATGGATAGTAACTTGCTGCCATTTGGCAACACAATAAGATGGACTCACATTATCTAATTCTTTATGAATTCGAATCATGCGGTCTGTATAGTTTTCTGATATAGTCATGGTCAATTACTTATATAATGTTCCTAGTCCAGTCTGACTCTATTTTTGCAATTACCTGACAGGAAATTAATTTTTCCATTTTAGAACTATCTTCAAGTAGTAAACGGTTGTGCTCTAATATTGGCTTGCAGTTTTCTAATAGAGCTTCAAATTCAGTTTCACTCAATGACAGTATCTTTTTTAATGAGCGTACAACTCCAAATGCTCGCTCCACTGGGTCTGTCATTAAATCGTATTCCTCGTCGATGTAAGGGCTAAACGTTTTAAAACCCAGGTCGCGGAGATTCTGCAAATAGTATTGTGCTGCCATTGGGATAAAAATTTGCCCCATTAAAATAGGCTTCCATATCTTTTCTGACGCAAACGTAGATTCACTAAAGAACAGTGTCTCTGATATAACATTGATTGGATAATTTTTATAATAATCACTATTGATATTCAAGGCATAGTTGAACGCAAAGTTTTCAGTATCTGCAACCAATGGCAGCTGATCGTACAAGGTTTGAAAGTTATCTTCTAGTGCATCAATGTAACCATTGAATCTATCCTTGAGCATGTCCCATTGATATCTTATATCCCAAATTTCATTGTCCCAGGCAATTTCAACCTCATCAAAATGCCGCGGCATACTAACTGCCCCCAATTTGATTAGTTTAAATCTCTCTAATAGAACAAGCAGTAAGATTCTGTGCGGGTGGGGCCTACGATTTAGGCACATATAACGTTGACCTCCGGTATATTTGGCTATTGGCAACTTGCTGTCTATTCCGCACATGGTTCTATCACGCAATAGCCAAGTGGCAAAGAAACCATACCAGACTGATTCCATATTGGCATGTAAACGATTTTGTTGACACCATTTGTTGTATAAATCTTCTACATTACAGCTTGAACTAATGTATAGCACGCGATCATTCAAATTGTTTTCGTCTATCCATGTCCATATATCAGCAAATACTTCCACAGTGAATCCTTCTTCAGAATAATCAAGTATTATACGACAATTGGGGTCTTCCCATGCGGCCAGTTTACCAGAGTCACTATTAAACCATTGCTTGATAAATTTTAATTTGTCAACTGTCCAACCACCGTGCAGGCCAATAATGACTAAGTTATTTCCGCTGGCGTATTCAGTGAATGGTTTAAACTCATAAGGCTGATTGCACAGCTTAAAAATACTGGAATCTAATAGAGGATGTGTTGTGAAGTGTTGGGTGGGTCCTGAATCAATGTGTTGTTCCAAAAAACGATTCCATAAATTTGGGTCGTCAAAGTTGGCCGTAACGATATCTGCATACCATGTGATCATTAGATACTTATGTGATAAAAAGTCAAGAAGAACCCCAACGTGCTTGGGTAATTAATCCGCAGAGGTTGGGGCCGTGTTAATAGTACTTAGCTGTCTAACTCTTCGAGTACTTCTAAAATGTGCTCGTAGTGCTTTTTACGATCGGCTAAACCAATGGTACCACCGTTGATCTTTTTAGTAACTGTTGTGATGTCACCTTTGTCTGCCCATTCGTTTAGTCGGCGTGTGTTCCAGAACCAACCTGCACTTAATACTGCAACTGGATTTTCTGCAACACAGTCTGGGTCTGTTAACAAATCCAACTCTAATGCTTTACCGCAAGCTGTATAGTTGTCCTTACCAGTTAATTGAATAACGCCACGGCCACGATACTTGAAGCCATCGCCTGAACTTTCTGGACCATTGCCCATTCGGCCACCATATACTCGGTTAGCAATCTTTTCTGGCTTGCGAGAATAAGGTACAGCTGACTCTTCTGTGGGGAAATACTTTTTAAATGTACCTGTTAAACCCTTGGCACTGTAGTTTAAATTTTCTTGTGTTGCGGCAAAGTTGCCCGACTCGTGGGCAGTTTGTGCAATAAACATGGCCATGCGTTTAGGCGTGTCAATTTCAAAGTGTTCAAATGTTTCATTTAAACCTTCTACAAACTTTTCCAAGTTTGATCGCTTGGCTTCTGGCAAGCATGCTTCTAAAATATCAATTGTTAGTTCAATCACAATTATTCTCCCTTTTC